TGAGAGCTACCGTGATCCCGACAGCTTTGCTGACGTTGTTCGTGGTATGCACCTTTACGGTCGTAAGATCTTGAAGCCTGAAGCAATTGTAACTGCTAAGTTCAACGCAGCGTAATGTAACGGAGGGGCTTAATTGTCCCTCCTCTTTAAAGGAAAATTAAAATGGCTACTGTTACCTCTCTAGTCCGCGCCGTTGGTGGTGTGGGCAATCCTAGTCGCAAAGCTTACCTCGTAGAAAAAGAAGTAGATTTTGCTGCTGCCGCTGTTGCTAAAGGCTCTTCTTTAGCTTCTGCTGATATTATCGAAACAATCTCTGTACCTGCTGGTACTATGGTTATGAATGCTGGTATTCAAGTTGTTGCTGTTGCCGCTGGCGGTACTGGCACCACTTTGGACCTAGGCGTTACTGGCGTTGATGCTGACGTATTTGTTGACGGCTTCACCTTTGATGGTGCTGTTGCTGGCGTTTATGCACAGAACGCTGCTGCATTCCAGCCTGTGGTTGTAGGTGCTGCTGACACTGTTGATGTTCTTATTCAAGCTGGTTCTACCATTGCTACCTCTGGTACTGTGCGTGTATGGGCTTTACTGATGGACGTTAGCGCTGTGGGCGACACTGAAGCTGCTGAAGCTGACCGCGACCAACTGGCTTAATTGCCTATAAAGGAGAGTTGCTGTAATGGCAGCTTTCCTTTTTTATTTCTTATAATTATGTCCACATATATTTCTTTAACAAATGAACTGCTAAGACGACTAGGCGAAGTTGTTATGGACTCCACAGAGTTTGATAACGCACGTAATGTGCAGGCACTAGCTAAGAACTCTATCAATTCATCTATTAGAGAAGTGTTACATTCTGCACAGGAATGGCCTTTCACTTTACAAACCTACACACAGACACTAACTATAGGTGATAGCACTTATCAATTACCTGCTGATACTTCTAGTGTTGATTGGGAAAGCTTCTACTTAAAGAAGTTTAATGACAGCACAAGAGCTTCTGCCTTGCCTGCTATTAGTTACAGTAATTACTTGTCTAGGTTTAGACCACGAGATGATAATGCTGGTGCTGATGGTTATTCTACACCTACATACATATTTCAAACACAAGATTTTAAATATGGTGTTACACCAATACCAAACGAAGCTTACGAGATTGAATATAAATACTGGTCATTCCCTGCTGAGTTGGTAGACAAGGATGATGTCTGCATTATTCCAGAAAGATTTTCTAATGTAGTTTTAGATGGTGCTATGGTGTACATGATGATCTATCGTTCTAACGAACAGAGCGCTGCTTTGCATAAAGATAGGTTTGATTTAGGTATCAAAGGCATGAGACGTGTATTGATGGATGATTCTACTTCTGTAGTATCTTCTATGATTACAAGAACTAGTTCCACCTCTGGATCTAGAGTAGCTTAATGGCAGATCGTATAAATTCTTTTAAGGTTGTTTCTATTGGTGGCCTTAATACAAACAAGGATGTGTTAACACAGGGTGAAATTGAGCCCGGTGCTGCTTATTCTTTAATCAATTATGAGCCCTCCACTAGTGGTGGCTATCGCCGTCTTAGCGGCTACTCCAACGACTATGGCACTGTACCGGGCGCTGGCTCTGTGCTTGGTGTGATGGTGGCTGAGTTCATTAACGATGGTGTGTTTGCCTGTCGTAAAGCAGCGCCTGAATCTGGTACAGCTTACTTTCACAAGTGGGTAAACTCAACATCATCTTGGACAGCTATTACCACTCCTGTTGATGTGACAATGGTAGGTGTTAAGAAGGTAAGATTTATTAAGTATAACTGGTTTGGTGATAAGATATTACTAACTGATGGTATCAATCCTGCTGCTGTATATGATGGTACAACTTACACACAAGTAACACATGCTAATGCTCCATCTGCTCCTAAGTATGCTGCTGCCTACAATAGTCACATCTTCTTAGCTGGTGATCCTTCAGAGCCTTCTAACCTCTACTTCTCTTCTCCACTAAATGACTTAGACTATAATCCAGCTAACGGAGCTGGTGTAATTAACGTAGGCTTTGATATTGTACAAGTTAAGCAATTCCGAAATGTATTATACATATTTGGTAAGAGTTCTATCAAAAGTCTAACAGGCACAAACATTGCAGACTTTAATGTTTCTGAAGTGACTACTAATTTAGGTTGTGTTGTTCCTGATAGTGTTATTGAGATAGGTGGTAACTTATTGTTTCTTGGGCCAGATGGTTTTAGACCTATAGCAGGTACATCTAACATAGGCGATGTGCAGCTTGAAACAGTTTCTAAGAGTATTCAATTTACAATTAATGCCATCTTACAAGAACTTATTGCTGAAGACATTGATGTTGAAACCTTAAGCAGTGTTGTTGTTCGTAAGAAATCACAGTTTCGTTTCTTCATTCCTAATGAGGGAAGCTTTGGCATCTTAGGTGGCCTTAGAGAAAACGGTGGCTCTATTGGTTTTGAGTTTAGTCAGATATTTGGTATTCCAGCAACATGCGCTGCTAGTGGATACGTAGGTACTAACGAGATTGTTCTACATGGTGATGCTACAGGTAAGGTTCATTTACAAGAAAGTGGAACATCATTTGATGGAGATGAAATATTATCTGTCTATCAAACTCCCTACTTCTACTTTGAAGACCCTACCGTTCGTAAGAATTTCTACAACGTCACCACCTTCCTACGTAGTGAAGGCGCTAGCACAATTGCTTTAGCAGCTTCATACGACTTTGATGACTCAGTTAATGTGTTTAATCCTTCTAACTATGATATAACAACAGAAGGTGCAGCAGCTTATTATAACGAGGCTGTATATGATGCTAATGCTATTTATAATGGTAATCCTTCACCAGTAGAGAAAACGGCTATTTCTGGTTCAGGTTTTTCCATCGCTTTCAAATACGTGACTAACGATACCAATGCTAGTCATAGTATTCAGGGCTTAGTCCTGAACTACGCAACTAATGATAGGAGATAACCTTGGCTGGATATGTAAGACAATCTGCTGCTGACATCGTACCAACCGCTGTTGTACGTGCAGCACCAATAAATAATGAACTGAACGCTCTTCGTGATGCATTCGTACACGCTACAGGTCACAAGCATGATGGAACTGCTGCTGAAGGACACTTTGTTCCTGTCGTAGCTGACTTCGATGGTAAGAACAAAATTGCTGTAGACACTACTAACAACCGCCACGGTGTGTTTGTTGAAGTGGGTGGCACATCTACTGAGCAACTGCGCTTTCAAGACGGTGCCATTGTTCCTGTCACAGACAATGACATAGACTTAGGCACAGCCTCCTTAGAGTTTAAAGACTTATACATTGATGGTACAGCTAACATCGACAGCCTTGTTGCTGACACTGCTGACATCAACGCAGGTACAATTGATAACACTGTCATCGGTGCGTCAACTGCTGTTGCTGCCACTGTTACTGCACTAACCGCTACAGGCAACGCTGCCATAGGCGGCACTCTTGCGGTCACTGGTAACACTTCCTTGAATGGCAACGTTGCTGTTGGTGATGCTACCAGCGACACAGTTTCTGTTGCTGCTCGTATCACCACTGGCCTCATTCCTAACAATGACAATGCTTTCGACTTAGGCAGTGCAGCATTGGAATGGAAAGACTTGTTCATTGATGGCACAGCCAACGTAGACAGTTTGCAGGTGGACGAGAACGCCATTGTTACAGGTAACACCAACATCGGTGGCACTCTAGCTGTTACAGGACAAGCTACACTTGCTAACATCAATGCCACAGGCGGTGTCATCAACAACACAGTTATTGGTGGTTCTACACCTGTTGCCATCACTGGTACAACTGTCACAGCCAACACAGGCTTTGTAGGCAATGTTACAGGTAATGTCACAGGCAACCTAACAGGTAATGTCACAGCTTCTAGCGGTGGCTCCACCTTCAACAACGTTACAGTTAATGGCACCATTGATGTGACCAACACTGTCATTGCTAACGTTGCGTCCCCTGTGTTGAACACTGATGCTGCAACGAAGGGCTATGTTGACACAACCGTCAATGCTTTGATTGATGCTGCACCGGGCACTCTTGATACATTGAATGAGCTTGCTGCTGCTCTTGGTGATGATCCAAACTTTGCAACAACCGTTACAACTCAGTTGGCTGGTAAGCTTAGCTTAACTGGTGGCACGATGACAGGTGCCATTGCTATGAGTAGCAACAAGATTACAGGGTTGGGTACACCTACTACTGGTACAGACGCTGTCACTAAAGCCTACACCGATACATTGTTTGGTGACACAGCAGATGCTGCTGACAGTGCTGCTGCTGCCGCTGCCTCAGCCGCTGCTGCTGAAGACAGTTATGACAGCTTTGATGATCGTTATCTTGGAGCTAAAAGTTCATCTCCTACATTGGACAATGACGGCAACGCTCTGCTAACAGGCGCTCTCTATTTCGACACCACGTCCGAGAAGATGAAGGTGTACACAGGCACATTGTGGGCTGATGCTGGCTCTGCTGTTAATGGCACTGCTGAACGCTTTGTCTACACAGCTACAGCTTCACAGACCACTTTTGATCTTACATATGATGTAGGCTTTGTAGATGTCTATTTGAACGGTGTTAAACAAGTTGCTGGTACAGACTTCACAGCCTCTAGCGGTGTTAACATTGTGCTGACTGTTGGCGCTACAGCAGGCGACATTGTTGACATTGTTGCTTACGGTGCTTTTAGTGTTGCAAATACATATACTAAAGCAGAAGCTGATTCTTTATTCAAAACAAATCTTGATGGCGGTGCTCCAGATTCTGTTTATTTAACTGCACAAAATTACAACGGAGGTAATCCTTAATGGCTAGTATTATTCAATTACGTGGTGGCACTGCTGCTGCATGGACTTCAGCAAATCCTATCCTTGCTCAGAATGAATTTGGTGTCGAGACTGATACCAATAGGATGAAGCGTGGTGATGGCGCTACTGCTTGGACTAGTCTGGCTTACTTTGAGACTGGTGAGGTTACTTTATCAGGAGCGCAGACGTTCACTAATAAGGTTATTACATACGCAGACAATACACTAACTGGTGTCCTACCTACGTCTGCAATTGGCTCAACAGTACAGGCCTACGATGCCACCATTGTTGTTGAT